GTAGAGGTCGTGACCGTATTGACGATGGGGGGGTCTGTGCTATAATCGATGGTCGTCGTATCTGTGGTCGATGTCAGCACTTTAGACGAGCTAGATGTGACGCCGATGTAAGGGCGGTTGATGTCGTACTCATCCTCTTGCACGATGGTCTGTCCGTCGTAGGTAGCCTCCGTATAGCCTGCCTTGAGGGTGTCGGTATCAGAAGTAATGAAACTCTCGTAGGTCGTATTGTAAGGCCAGTTGAACTCTGCCGTATGGTATTGATAGTACCGCGCCGACAACTCCTTGGCCGAGTACTGCGGGTTCTGGATGTAGTTAACCGCGCTTTCCCATTGAACTATGATTGTCCAATAATCAAAGGTTCCAGAACCGAGCGACTGGTAAGCCTCAAAGGTCATCGAGACATTATACGGATCGGTGGCATCGTAAGCCGTGATGCGGGCCAACATATAGTTGGGAGAATCCTGAAGCCCGGCCCAAAGGTATACAATCCATCCGACCTTAAAATCATTACCTACAGACCCAAGGTTAATCGTGGCTACAAGCGACGATGAAACCGTCAGCGAACCATTATAAGAAGTGAGAGGAGAAATGTCTCCAAAAGTAACGACACCCTGTGAACTTTTAAGGGTCGTGTCGTAACCAGCAGGCTTAAACCAGTAATGGTAACTCCTACGCAGAGCCGCCGGGAATGAACCGCTGTCGATCATACACGGTAGAAGTAGTAATAGGCCGAGTCAGGCTGCGAGTACTTGTGGCGTTCCGACCAGAGCGAGTTGTTGATGAAGAACGTCCATTCCACAAACTCCTTGGTCGGGTCGGCGTTGGTCTTCTTCTTCGCCAAGGCCAGCAGGATATACCCCGTCGTGTCGTCGTCGTTCATCGTGTACGGGTAACCGTAGATGGCTGGGTACAGGTTTGAGGTGAAGTCGGAGGATGGCCAGATGCGACCTCCGCTGCCGGCGGCAGGCGAAGCCTGGAGGTAGATGTAGCACGACTTGTAACCTTGAGTGTCTTCGGCAGACCAGTCGTAGGGGGTCGTTGGAGCTGGGTTGGCGGTCATCAGCTTGGTGGCATCTCCGAATCCTCCCACGCACGGGATCAGGGAATTAAGGGTGCCGGGGATGACGCTAAAGGTTCCGTCTCGGTTGTCATAAGGGTTGAACGGTACTGCGGAACTTCCGTAATAAACCTGCTGCGGCATCGTGTACGCCGTGCCATTCGTATTGGCCTGATACAGGATATCGTTGCTCGGCATGGTACGAACCATGTCGATTCCTGTGGCGAGCTTGTTAAGCGCGGATGCGGATATGGATTCCCCGGCTGCGAAGGAACCATTGATAGACGATCCGTTGAATCCTGCAATAGACCTCATTATTCTGGTGCGTCCAAATTGGGGTAGATGTCACGATCCCAGCCTCCCAGGCCGGAAAGCATCAGGTCGGCGGTCAGTTTCCAGATGCCACCGAACTGTTCTACGGAGCAATTCGTGATAAGGAAGCCACGACGAATCTTATTTTTCCAGATGTCCTTGTAGATTAAAGAGCCGCCGTACCCGCCCGTGGCGAGTTTCTGGTAAGCCTCTGGAACCTGATAAACCGCGCCGCTGGTCGTCCAGCCGACATAGGATGCGAAGCCAAGGGCGGTCGTCTCATTGTCGACATAGAACAAGCAGCGCATCGTGTTCGACGGTTTGTAGTAGTTCTTGATGCCGGCCTTGATGTTGATGTTCCCGTCGATGTATTCTTGCGACGTCTGGTTGGGCAGGAAGCCGACGAACTGCTGGCCTTGGATTGCACCGTTTGACACCACCTTCGGAGTCCAGAGTGCGCGGTTAGGATTGCCGCCTACGCCCGTGTCAGGGTTGATGGCTGGGGTTAGGTTAGGATTCCAACCAGACGCATCTGGGAAGCCTGCCAACACCTTCATCACATTGGCGTTCGTGACTAGGTTCTGAACGAGGAAGTTAGGATGATGCTCAATGGGTTCGGACGCCGTCGCACCAGTCATGGCCATCTGGGTGTTGGTCTTGGCACCGCCGTTGATGTTCGGATCGATGCCGGCGAAGTCAGCGGTGACGGTCAGGACATTGGTCTTGTCCGTGGTCATGTTGGCCCGCCAGAGTCCCATGTTGGCGTAGGCGGCTTCTACGCCGGAAATGAAAGTAGAAAGCTTATCCCCCTTCTTGAAAGTAGTCGTAAAATCTCCGCGCTTGGTGATGTCCCACTTGAACTTGACCTGTGCCTGGAGAAGTCCAAATCCGTCCTGCTCCACCTGCCACCCAGATTGAGGGACGGGGGTCGTCAGGGCGTCACCGTATTTTTTTACCGTAGTAGAAGCGGAAGGCATTGTTATCGGGATAGTTCGTCGGGGGTGCGCGGAGAGGGCGTGAGTCCGGGGCGAGTGTTTTGCGCGGTTTCTTCGGTCGCCGTGGCGATGCGTTCGATGGGGGAGAAGGCCACGGCTCCGAAGATGTCACCGCCGCCCATCTTCTGTAGTTCGGACGCCGCGCCGGCTTCGGAAAGGCCGAAAGGAGTGAGTACCTTACCGTCACCCTTGAGCTGGTCTTTGATTTTCTTACGGGCTTCTTCTTGGTCTTCTGGGGCGAATTTCTTCACGACATACTCGATGATCTCATCGTTGGTCATGTACTTCGGAGCGTTCTCGATAAGACGTTTGATCTTATCTTCCATGCTTTCAAAAGGATTCCAGAATCCCCAAGTATCAAGGTTGCGTAGGTCTGCGATGAAACCTTCGACCTGCTCCACGAAGCCGCCGAATCCGTCGATGAAGATGTTGGTGATAGAGGTCCACCAGTTGTCCAAGTCCTGCTTGAATCGGCCAAGCGCTCCCGTGGCACCGGGGTCGGCTTTCTTGTAAGTGTTTGCTGCGTCATCGATGGCACGGGAACCGGCCTTGATGATCGGGAGCAAGTCCTTGAAGGCGTCGCCGAACAATTTCGTTCCGTAGTAAAGCAGCGTGGCCTCGTCCGTGCCGGCGGCGTAAGCATCGGCCAGATACTTCATGGCCTTGTTGGCGTCAAAACTACCCCTTGCAAGTTCATCCATGCCGACGCCCATCTTGGCGAGGATGTTGGTGACCTCTCCGCCTTTGATGCGGGCTTCTCCCATGCGGCGCGTGAACTCGACGACTGCACGGGACATGGAATCCAGGCTGACGCCGAACGCCTGTCCAATGGCTTCAAGTTCCATAATCTGATTGATTGAAAGGCCGGTCGTAAGCGAGGTAAGTCGGATTTTCTGAGCGTAGTCAGCCAGTTCCTTGACCTTCGCCATGATCGAAGAAATCATGCTTCCGAAAGCATCAAGGAATCCGCCGATCAAAGCACCGATAGGTCCGGCAATGAGACTGCCGATTCCCTGCGAGGAGCCGAGCTGGTTAGCCGCACTTTGAAAAGGATTCGTGCCGGCTTGAGCCTCCTTGGAGAGTTGTCCAAGGGACTTTCCCGCGCTGGAAAGACCTGCTTCCAGTTCTTTCTGGTCTAGTCCGATGGTTACTGATAGGTCTGCCATGTGCGTCAGTTGTGGTTGTGAGCCTTCTTGTAAGCCTCAATTCGTTCGTTGAACTTCTCAAGTTCTTTTTCCTCTTCTGTGGATAAGACCTCCAGCTTCGCGCCGTTGTAGATTGCATTTGCCACCGTCATCCAGACGGCTTCTCCCTCCGGCATTGTCCATGCTTCCTCCAGGCCGACGCCGTTGCGGCACAGGCTTGAGATGCAAGACAGGGGGAACGGGATTACCTCGGTTTTATTTCCCTTCTTTTCTTCTTTCTCCCAGAACTTTGGGTAGGAAAGAGAGACTTGGATGCAGCCTAGGATGATGCCAATGCAGCGCGAGTAGTACTTACGGCTGATTGCCATGCGGGCGATGTAAAGTTTCTCGACCAAAGACAGAGGTTTGGCCATCTCGTCCTTGTCGAATGTGGACAAGATACGCGCAGCCATGACGACCTGAACAGGGTCGAACTTGGATTTAGACGGGTCTAGAAATGGAGAGCCGATGGCCTCAAGGGCAACCCGGTGTCGCAGGCAGAAAGGACGAAGCGTCCTGCCGCACACCTTATCTTGGTGGGGCAGGACGGTCGTAGCCTTTAGGTAGCGAGCATCCATCGGATGCCGCCCAGTTAGGCGGGTTCGATTTCCTGATACTTGACCGCCTTCAGGGAAACCTTACGGAATTCCTTGTTCGTACCCTTGTCTTCGATGTTCTTCGTGATGAACTTGATACCACCGTAATTAAAGGTATCGCCATTCTGCGGAAGTTGGTCAGAGGCAAGTAGAACGCCTTCAAAAGTGAACTCGATAAAAAGATCGTCCAGGCGGTCGGTGATGATGCGGCCAGACTCGTCGGCAACTTCAACATCCAGTTTGAAACTCTGAATGACAGAATCCGACTGGAGCGTCATGTAGGTCGACGTGCCGCGCAGGCCGTAAAAGTGAGCTACGCCGTAATCAATTTGGGTTGCAGGCATGGTCGTATGGGTTTAGCCAAGTGTCAAGGGGCGGTCGGCATGACCCCCCAGACGGTGTATTCAATGACGTTCCCGTACCGACGCTGGCTCATGCCTTCCTCGTCATTAGCAATCCACAAATCGTAAAGCTGGCCGTCCGTAGATGGGTTCCAGAGTGCCTGGAGGGCGATGACGTCGCGCATGGCTCCGATAACCTCAACGACCCTAGCCCGGTGAACCTCAAGGGTCTCGTCGTCGGCGGACGAGTAGATGTACAGTTTCAGATTGGCCGTGTAATTGCCAAGGGTGTTGGATCCTAGGTCGGGTACGGACTGGCTGGACTCGGCATGAGCGATGATGATTGGGATGACCCGAATCTCGTCGGTGACGCCCTTATGGACGGTGACGCCTGGGAACAGCGGCGCGAGGTAAGCAGCCACCTTGTTCTCAAGGACGGTGCGGAA